TGGGAAGCAATTGTTCCGAATCACAACCAAGGAGTTGATTGATAAAGGTCGGGTCATGAAGCCAGACATTCGTTTTGAGCGGACAAACTTTACTCCCCCAGACGTAGATTGGCCAAAACTTATCAATAAGACGTGTGAGGACGCCGACAGGAACGAGCAGATACTCTCTATGGTCGAGCGATTCATAAAAGATGGCAGGCAGGTTCTTGTGCTCTCCGACAGGGTTCAACACTGCATCGACATGGCAGAGCACATCGCAAATCGTGGCATGAGCGCAGCGGCGCTGGTGGGCAAGATGACCAAGAAGCAGAGGGCAGAGGTGTTGTTAGCCGCAGACTCCAGGGAGCTGAAGGCCATCTTTGCCACCACGGTTGCTGACGAGGGGTTAGATTTACCGGGCCTCGACACGGTAGTGTTGACCACACCGACAAAGGCTATGGGCCGAATCCAGCAAAGGATCGGCAGGATTATGCGGACAGCGGAAAACAAGAAGAAACCCATCGTGGTTGACCTTGTAGATAACAGCAGGGCTGCATGGTTCTCACACCAAAAACGTGCGCGATTTTATGAAGAGTTAGGCTGCAATGTTCAAGAACTTTGAGGGCGGAATAGAAGATGATGTGTCCAATATGTGGGGCGAAGACAAAGGTGGTGGCTTCTCGAAGTACATGTAAACCGGGATCAGGTTGGACTGTGGGGGTCGGAAGCAAGGCTATCGGCTGGTACACCACAGACTTTATAGCCCGAAGGAGAAAATGCAGTGAGTGCTCATACAAGGGCTTCACTGTAGAGATTTTTACTGACGACGTGAAAGGTATCGTTCAAGAAATAGAAAACGGGCACGCGCCCGAGCATTTAACAACAAAGGAGAAATAAGATGAACGTAGTCATCTTGACCGGAAACTTGGGCCAGAAGCCCGAGCTTAGAAAGGCAAACTCAGGTCTGCCTATTAGCAACCTTCGGATTGCAACCAACGAGCGCGTCAAGGACGGCGACCAGTACAAGGACCACACCGAGTGGCACACTGTAGTCGTCTTCGGCAAGCAAGCAGAGAACTGCGCCAACTTCCTCGACAAGGGGTCGAAGGTAGCTGTTGAGGGGAAGATTCGAACTCGAGAGTATCAAGACAAAGAGGGCAACAACCGCAAGAGCACAGAGATTATTGCAGACCGCGTTGAGTTCCTCACTAAACCAATGAATGGAGTGTCTCAGCCTCAGGCTCATTCACAGTCTGGGTACCAAGCAAACGACGAAGAGATTCCTTTTTAGTTGAGTGTGGTTCGCAGGGTCATCCAGACGCACCAAAACCCTGCACTTTTTAGGAGAACCAGTGCCGATATATATTTTTGAATGCAATGCCTGTGGAAGGATGGCCGAAGTGTTTCAAAGCTTTGCTGACCCATGGCCCGATTGCACAGAGTGTAACAAGCAGATGAAAAAGAAACCTGCTCTCACCAGCTTCAGCCTTAAAGGAAGTGGCTGGGCAAAAGATAACTACGGTTTAAAGAAGAATGCCTGATCATTCTTTAGACGACATCGTTCATTCCATACAGTCTGCTGTCATGGCGGCAACAGATATTGCCGAGCGCCATGAGCTTGATTCAATTACAAGCGAAGAATTTTGGGAGCGTAAGGTTGATGAGAATGGAGAGCCTGTCACGGATGACGACGGAAGACACATATATGCACCTCGTATGGTCATCATGGAACTCCCAACATGGGAAGATGGAGTACTGGTACACAAAAGAGTTCCGGTCCCGCTCCAGTCCCTCACGACGGGTCAAAGCTTACGAGTCGATACGCTCGAAGTTGAAATGTCTGTGGAAATATCTGGTCTTACGTCGGATAAAAAGAAAGGCAAATTGATGGTAAGGCCGTGCGCCAATAAATCTTCTTGGTTTAAAAAAGAAAGCAATGCTGCTAAACTCAAGCTGATCTTCAAGGGCAGTGAGCCTCCAGAGGGTTATGCAAGAATCGACGACCAGCTAATCAAGCTGCTTCCTTAGGAGATTAAAATGGCAGATGGACTCGTAAAAATGTCAGACCAGTTCGGTGGTCTTCCCATGGACCAACTTATTGGCGGTCCACTCAAGGCTGCTTGTGACTCACAGGTTCAGCTTGCAAAGGCAACCGCTGACTTCATTCAGAACGTTGGTCTTGAGGTAGGCGCTGATGGTGTCACTCGTACTCGGACATGCGACTTCCAGTTCGTAAAGCCTGTCAACGATGGAAATGGCGGGTTTACCGACGCCAAGTACGACATGAACGTACCGTTGCTGACAATCCTCAACACTCCAGCGCTACAGGTAAAGGAAGTTGAAGTTGACTTCACAATGGAGGTCAAGTCAAGCACATCGGAAAAATCGAGCCGCGATTACGAGGCGGCGATTGACACGCACGTAAAGGCGGGCTGGGGTCCAGTCAGCGTCGACGTAAAGATTCACGGGTCTGTATCAGCCAAGAGCGAGAACACGCGATCGTCAGACAACTCTGCCAAGTACAACGTCAAGGTTATTGCCCGTGACGATGGTATGCCCGAAGGACTCAAGCGCTGTCTCGACATCGTTCAGTCTGCGATTGCCGAGAAGCCTGCTGCTGCGGCACCGACTCCAGCACCCACTCCAGCACCAAGCGGGGGCGGAAAAAAGGGAGGCTGATTAAACCTTGACACCACAAGAGGAGAACAACATGACAATACTAACTACACTCATAGGCCTAAGCCTGATGAGTTTGGTCAGTTTTGCTGAAGATTTTGATAGAGGCTCATACCGATATAAAATCTTTGACGAAACTGTTGAAGACAAGGCCTGGATAGTTCAGGCATCAAATGGTCTATATGAATGCAAGGCCACCATAAAGTGTCCAGGCCTAAACAGTGGAATGATAATTAGGTCAAGAAAACCAACTTGGTATGACCCACTAACGATTCATTACGTTGTGGACTCAACAGTTAGAAGCTGCGAGTTCAAAAGCTGCCTGATTCCACCAGAGCCATTTTATGACTACTACAGGTAATCAAGTATTTTTGTAAGCAATCTTCACTGTTACCGGGCTTGTGGGCGCGTTTAGTGACTGAGTACCAGTCTCTGTCGATGCAAACATAATGATCCCACTGGTGACGAGGTAGCCGGTTCCACAATACACCGAAAAACTTCCCGATCCAGGGATGAGGTAGCAGTTGTCGAAATCAGTGCTAGTGCTCAACAGGGCAGGGTTTGTTCCCCAGATGTGTCGAACATAAACCGGAGTAGTGTTTGGGTTTACAAACTCCATTGCGTAGATCGTGGTGTTTGCATTATTAAAGAGAACCAAACTTAAGCCTAGATCCGATTCTTCGGAAATAGTAGTAAAAAGATTCTCAGAGATTGTGCTTGTTGTAAGAGCCATCTTTCTTCCTACTTGATCACGAAGGTCGCAAGGACTGTTCCGCCTGGGTTGTCAGTGTCTGTGTTTTGTGGGCCATCATTACACCAGAAGGTGAGCTGATCAAAGCGTATACCATCAGTGAAATCAAACCGCTTAGCTGTGTTTGCTGGAATGCGAAACTGATAATCAGGGAATGTTGCACCAGCGGTGTAGGCGCCAGAACTTGTCTTCATCTTAAAATAAACAGTAGCACTGTGGAGATTATCAAGATCGAGAGAAATAATTGATCCACCAGTACCAAGTACATCTACGTCCGTTGTTGCGGTAACTGTGGATTGGTACACGATTTTGTTTTTCAATCCACTTGAACTAGCGTATCCACTTACTTTGAGAGCCATAAAACCACCAAAAGGTTGAGCATTTTATCAATCGTATCATAGCAGGAAGATTAAATTCGCGCCCGTAAAAGATTTGAACAAGATGTAGTGTACTGTCATCCTTGACAGGCGCAACCTTGTGTCCTACGGTGATAACACCAAAAGGGGGAGATGATGCAAGATTCAAAAAGAATCGTAATAGACACCACAAACGCGCTTCAAGCGCTATTCGATCACGTTGGCGGAAGCTATCGTGAAGCGGCCAATCTCATGGGTTGTGGCCACACACACCTTTGGGGAGTTCTTAATGGTAAGCGACCACCAGCTACCGTTGACACTTTGGTCCGATACGCAGCAAAAGTAGGCAAAGAAACTGGGATCTCAATGTCTATCCTTATCACTGACAAACAACAGGTGATGTACAAAATCAAGCCGTCCCAACCATAAGACACCACGGAGAAACAACAGTGTGGCTGAAAAAAGTAGAATCTATATCTGTATCTGGAATAGCTAAAAATTTAGGATTAAGTCCAAAAAGAGGCAACTCGTTTGGGCCTTGTCCGTCCTGTGGCGCTGAAGAGCGGGGAAGCACAGACAAGCGCGGCCCAATCGGTCTTCGCAG